ATTTCTTAGTATCTATTGTATCTGTAAATATTTTCGTTATGTCCAACCCGTATGCTTCTATTAACTCATTAGGAAGTGTTTTGTAACCCTTCTCAAAAGGTTTAGTAAAAAATAAACTTGGTTTAATACCATTCTTAAAGATACTTCTAGCAATAGCAAATTTTAAACTTTGTCTATTCATTAAACGTCCTTTCTCATCTCTTGGTGCTATCCCTTTCTTTACTATCCATTTATCAAGTGCCTTAGTTGGTGGCATCTTATCTCGGTAACTAAATGGAGTACTATACTTTTTAAACTTCCCACTAACACCTTTGTCTTGAAACTCCCCATAGTCCAACATCTCAAAATACAAACTAATACTGTTCTTATTAGCTTTACTAACACCTTTAATGCTATTGTATAGGTTCTTTGAACTGTTCTTTTTAGACTTGGTTAGATTAGACCTAGATTGCTGAACTACATACTTTCTAAACCTATCTAATTCCTTTTGTACTTCCTCTCTTACTAGCATATTGTCATACCGTTTGGCACCTCTATATCCATTGTTAAAGTCCACCCAGCTACTGCATCTTCGAATCTATCCATGAATGGTTCTAAACTAGCTGAAGTAAGTTGATATAAATCTGTGAATAAATCCCCTCTTTGCAACCTTGCAACAATTCTGATAAGTAACTTTTGCATATCATTTAAAACATCGTCCTCATTATCATTACCAATAAAAATATCGGTTGTTTCTTCTTTAGAAATATCTACTATATCCATAGCTAAAATAGATACATTGTAAGTTAAAGTGTTCCCATTTGGTGTACAATTATTAATCATTAAATGACTAAGAGGGTACATATCTTGCTTAGCATTCATTACCCTATCAATAGTACCTTTAGTAACTGTATTGCAAAAAGGTTCTGCTAGTAGTGCAGTCTTTAACTTATCTGTTATGTTGTAGTAATCTATCATTGTTTATACGCATCTATTAAATTATCGTAAGCATCATATCCAAACACCTGCATTGTTGCTTCCTCTGTATCTTCTTTTGGATTAGACTTTAATCCTAACGACACACTTTCACCGAAACAAGATACCGTCTTAGTTTCAGAATTAACATAGCAAAAACCAGCCGAAACTATATTAAAATATTGAAATTTTGAATGAGCAATCACTTCTGGAAATATAATTATTTCACCATACTCTTTTAATCTTACATATTTATTTTTAGTGTCCATCATTGTTTATTTCTTTTCTTAGCTTGGTTTATTTCAATCTTTGTTTTCTCAGTTTCAAATGATAGTAATGTTAATGACTTAAAAAGTTCTTCTCTACTAACTTTGTCAAACTTGGTAACATCTCCTTTAGCGAGTGTATAGAGGCATTGATACCATCCCCACTTTTTTCCGAATTGATATTCTTCTGAATATTCATTTTGTTCACTTCCTCCTCCAAAAAATGAGGCAAAACTTTTAACAACTCTGTCCCTAAATGATAAAAAAAAACCAACGCAGGTAATACGATGTCTAAAGTTAATTCTTTGAATGAATCAAAGTTTATATTATCAGGGTCGTAAGTCTCAATATTATACTTATGCTTGTATTTTTGTGTGATAGGTCTATACATTATACCCATTAAAATATGATAGTTATTTACATCTGAAATATTGCTATCTATATCCATGTACTCCCCATTTGTAATCTTATCTAAGTTAGGAATGAAACCATATTTAACACCATTCAAAACAAACTTCTCTTTAAAATCTCCTTTAGTTTCAAATAGGTTACTGAAATGCTCTACAAGTCCATCTAAATCACTTAAACTAATCTTTGCAACATCTTTTAAATCGATATTGCAAAAACATTCTACCATTTTTTGGTTAATAAATTCAGCATCATTAGACCCTTTAACTACATTCATAAATCGAACATAGTCTTTTAGCTTTATTTCACTTAAACTTGTTGGAATTGTTAATTTAACTTTCATACTTATTAACTAATTTCTCTATAAAATGTTGTACTTACCTCTATTTGGATTTACTAATTGATAGGTTACTGCATACCTAAGTGCATCTAAAGCATGGTTAAATTTATCTACTGGAGTCTCACTCTTCTTTTCTAACCAAGCGTAATTATTCAATTCTTTAATTAAGTCTGTTGAGTTTTCATCTATGATTAAATCGTAATCTTTTATTAATGCTATACCCTCTTTAATTGCATACTTTACACAAGGTACTATATTACAACCCTTACTTTTTAATTCACTTATAAGTCTAGGTTCTGCATTATCTCCAATGATTAAATTGATACCAGCATTTTGCTTGTTTAGTATTGCTAGTTCGCTTGTTGTTAGATGTGTCTTATAAACGTGTAACTTAACATAAATAACCTTGTTAGATACATCTACTGCAGTTTCAACTAATGTACTAGGGTCATTACTAAATCCATAATCTTGACCGAACACAGATGTAGAAACTTGCTTAAACTCTCCTAGCTTCCAGTTGTTAAAGATTATACCCTCAGCCTTATCTAACCACCCACCTAAGATAGTGTGATTATACTTCTCAGGTCTACGTTTCTTTGTTTCTTCAACTTGATTAATAAATGATTCAGATAAGTGTTTAAGATTGTCTAGGTAGGTAGTATGAATAAATGTAGTATCTAATTTAGTGCCATTAAACCCAGCAGAAACTCCTTTATGTTGAAAGAATTTATTGTAAATAAAATGTTCTTTAGTTGCTGGATTCAAAACAAGTATTACTCTATTCTGTTTTTCTTTATGCCTTATAGATAAATCTATCTTATCAAATATTTCTTCATCCGTTAACTCTTCGGCTTCATCTAGTACCCAAGTAGTAACACCACTTAATGACTTTAAAGATGCAGTTTGTTGTCCTGAACTTGTTTTAATACCTTTAAATAAAATTTTTGACCCAGTCTTTAGGTTTATTATTTCATCCTTTGTAATATGAAAATCTTTATAGGCATCAATTAACTCTAATTTTTCTAAGAACTCAGGTATAATTGAAACGTGAGCAGATGTTAAAGTGTACCTTGTAAATAGAATTGTATGCCCTACTTCATAAGTTAATGCAAGTAAGAACATAGTAACTCCGAATGACTTACCTGAACCACGGCCACCAGTTACTACATAGTATCTACTATCTTCGCTAAACAAAGATATATACTTAGGGTTAATTAACACTTTACTTTCCAAAGCCTAGAACCTCTTTTATATCGAATGTATTAACGTTGTGAGTTGTTTCAACTGTTTCTTTAGGTTTGCCGTACGTGTACTCAATAACTAGCTTAGAAGCACTAATTCTATCACTATCTCTAGCATCTTCATTCTTTATAATGTTAGCTAAACACTTTACTGCATCTAGTGAATAAGGCTTCATTAAGTCACGTATTCTATTCTCTTCATCTTTTGGTTTACGACCAGCTTTACCCTTAGTCGAATGCCCACCATTATTTTTTCTTTTGTCCATTTAATTTTGTTTTAACTAATTAATTGTTACACATTAGTATAAAATGCTTTGTGTATAGTCTTAGCGTATAATCTAAGTGTACATCTAGTTGATACCATTCAAATAGTTCAGTTATTTTCGTATGCATCGTATAACGTTTTAATTTTCTTAATAATATCTCTCCAACAATCGGCACACGTTGTACTTTCTTGTTTTTGGTTTAAGGCTCTATTGTATATCTTTAGTAGTTGTGTTTGTTCAGATGGTTTAATAGAGTTTTTACGATTGTTAAAGAAGTCAGTCAAGTAGTTGTACTCATCTTCTTCTAAACAGTTTGGCTTAAAGTAAGGAAACATTTTATTTAGTTTCTCTTTACGTTTGTCGCAGTTACAATCTTCACCTAATACAAATTTAGCTACCTTATCTACTCCAGTTGCTTTTAATACATTTTCAACTGTATCTCCTAAACCTTTTGGTTTTCTTTTTCTTGTTTGTTTTGGTTTACTTTCCATTTGTATATTCTTTGCTTAGTTCAAATAAATCTTTTCTTAACATTGCAACTTCTTGTTTAAGTCTTTCGTTTTCCTCGATAGTCTTATTGTATTTTTCGTACATTTCTTGAAAGCTATTACTTCTTTTTTCAAATTCATTCTCTAATATCTCAAGTATTCTTTTCATAAATCTAGTGTTAATTGCTCTTTTTGTATTTCGTATTTTTTTAGTAGTTCGTAATCTTCATTCTTGTAATCTTCGTAATCCTCTCTAAGTTCTTTTCTAATTAGTTTCTTAGTTTGTTGTAAGCTCCAAAATATTGTTCTTGGACTTATACAAGTTTCTTTAGATAGTTTTCTAATTGATGTTTTTTGACTTGAATATATTTGAAATAACCTACTATCAAAGTGATGTTGACTATTAACTACATTATTAATGTTTTGTTGTAGCTGGGAGTAGGCTTCTTGCTCTTCGGTATTATCTTCTTGCTCTTCTAGATAGTGGAAGTCGTTAATATCTTTGTCGCAATACCTTGTATCTTCTTTGTAGGTATCAAAGAATATATTTCTAAGAGTTGACCAGCAGTAAAATAGATTCATTTGGCAGTCTGGGTTTCTTTGTAGGTGGTTATGCAGTCTTATGTACATTTCTTGTACTACATCTTGTGGGTCAACGTTACCACCGAAAGTTTTAACAATCTTAATGTACTCTTCGTGGTGCTTAGTTAGTTCAGTTAGGTTGTTCATCCTTTTGCTTTAAAAATAATTCAATAAATTCCTCCATTGATATACCAATATAATTTTCTCCATTGTTTCTAAAGAACATAAAGAACTCTAACAGTAATTGTTTTTCATTCATAATTCAACATCCATAAAATAAAACTTAGGGTATTTGATTGTTTGATGGTTAAACTTAAAGTAGTAAAACTTTTCATCTTCTTTTACTACTTCATAGTTCAATCCTTTGTGTAAGTAGCTTGTATGATGCTCTAAAATGTATTTAACTATTTTTGTTCCTTTAGCCATAAGTCTATTACTAATTTTGATTTTTTTAAATCGCTTTCAAATTCGCCTTTTTTATTTGCACGTTCTAATCGTTTAACTATATCGAATAGGTAACTATTCCATCCACGTTCTTCAGCTACTTTGTAAAGTGTGCCTTTTGAATTGTCATAATGTTTTGGTGCTTCCATACTCAAATATAATAATTTTATTTTAAACTAGATATATCAAACTTAATAAATTCACAACCTTTTTTAACCATTACTTTTGATGCTTGTAATTCGTAGATATCTCTATCGTCAAAGTCATACATTTTAACAAGGCAATCCTGAAACACTTTAATACAATTATCTAAGTCTTGAAGTTTAGAAGATAAACCAAATTCAAGTGTTAGCTTGTAAGGTGCTTGATTAACTTTATAATCTTTTGGCAGTTGACTTAAAACATTTTGAACATAAACTTTATGATTGTTGTTTTTGAATCTTCTGCCCTGATAGCAACTATTAACAGATAGTGCTTTAACGTTTATTGTATTCATTTAAAATAATTCTTTAATTGGTAATAAAATTCCTTTAGAAGTATTATTATCACCTCCTTTTTTATCTCTATTTGTGTTTAAATACTTTCTACATTTTTCCTTTAATAACTTTGTTTCAATTAAATGAAATGTATTACCAAAATCAAAACAATAATAATCTGATTCTGTTGTACTTATACCACTTTTTTTACCTCTACTTTCATATTCAACATAAACATTATTTGTTATTAATGCTTTTAAATCAAACTTTACCTCTATTGTTTTTTCATTAAATATATTACCTAATTCTTTTTCTTTAACTTGACCTAATTTTAAATCAAATTTAAAATCGTTGTTATAATTCATTATGTAGTTTTTTAATTTCTTTAATATTTTTTAATATTTTATATGGCTTTTCACATAGATACCCATTATAAATCTTTTCTAATTTTACTTCATCTTTTTGAAAATATGTATTACCCTCAATTTGATAACATTTAAAGCCTAGCTTTTCTAATTCTTTATTCATAATAATATTATTTAAAATGGACAATCTTTTTCTTTATCAAAATCTAAATTTGGTTGTAATGCACTTTCTTTATTCTTATCTATTGTAAAATCTTCGTATGAATCAACACCATCTACAAAGAATCTACGATTATCGTTGTTCCAATTAAACTTATTCATACTTGTGATATTTCCTTGAAAGTCATACTTTGTTTTTAAATTGATTACTAAAGTACAACCATTGCTATTTTCGTCTGGAAATTCTCTATAAACACAAAGTCCGTTGTGAGTTTGGTTTCTAAAATCAGATGAGCCACTAACACTATAAAGGTCGGGAATATCATATTTATTAGTCTTTTCGTTTTTCTTCATTTTTGTAGGGTGAGCAACTAAAAATACGTGAACGTTATATTGTATGCAAAAAGAAGTTAAACGTGTTAAGATGTTATCTATTGCATCCTTACCACTCATTCCTTTAGGCATTAATACTTTATTCCAAGCATCTATAATAAACATATTAATACCATAGGTAAACATTTGCTCTTTAAACTTTTCTAGCAACCAATCCCAATCGGAGTCCATTCCATTTTCTGATGTTGTAAAGTATAGTTTTTCTTTTGACCATTCAGTATAACGATATAAATCAGATTCGCTCATTTTATTTTTGCCAAAGAAAGGCTTTCCATTTGATAGAGTAGCATACTTTGAGTTGTAAAGCCCTAAAGGGTTGTGTTCAGGTGAGTAAATAGATAGTTTGTAATTGTAATCATTTACTAAATTTAGAGCATACCAATCAATAAAACTACTCTTGCCATGTGATGGAATACCAGTAACAACTGTTAATTGTCCCATCATTATGCTAAAGTCTTTATTAAAAGTACCGAACATTTTATTTTTTGGATAAATTGTTTTAGGCATACCCTCGTTGTAAAGTCTTAAAGTTTCATCTAATAAGTCCATTGAGTTGAATGTACCACCTATTGAAAATCGTTTTTCGTTCTTTACAGAATTTGCGATTAGAGAGCTTTTTAAATCATCGTTAGCATCTTTACCCATCCATTCAATAAAAGTGCATCTATAACGCCCTAAACGTTGCGCAATCTTATCTCTTATCTCTATTCCTTTCTCATCGTTATCAACTGCAATAACAAAATGTTTAACATCTTTTAAATATGATTCTGAATTTATCCAATATTCATCGTTATCATTTGCACCGTTTGGAAGTGAAATAACATTTTTTATTCCTATCTCATAAAATGAAAGTACATCTATTTCACCCTCTACAATGTATATCTTATCAGAATCAATAATTGAGTTGATGTTATAGAATATTGGTTTGCCTCCTTTGTGTTGTGTAAAATCTTTACTAGGTGAACGATATTTTTTATTTACCAACTTCTCACCCTCGAAGTAATTAAAACAAATTGAGTTTAATTCTTTTTGCTTTGCTGGTTGATACACTTTCTCTTCGCTTATCTCGAATTGGTTTAAAGTGTTTTGTGATATTCTACGTTCTTCATAAAACCATTTAACAAGTTTGTCTGATAACTTAGTGTAATTTCTCCATTCTTGAGTAGGGTAAGTGTATTGTTTTTGTGTTGGTTTAAATTCCTTTGAATCTTTGAAAGTTAAAGCCTCGCAGTAGAAACATTTACCTATACCGTTGTTGTGGTCAATCTTTAAACTCTTATCTCTTTTGTCACTTCTTTGTTCATCACAACTTGGACATCTTAAAGATTCTTTACCAGTATGTTTTTTCGTGTCAAGTGTTGACCAATCTATAAAATTATTCATTATACACCAATATTATAAGGATTAAACTTTGTGCAATCTATTTCATTTACACTTGATTTTACTTCTACTACTTCATCATTCCAACATTTACCATTCAACCAAGTTAAAGGATTTTTTCTGTATTTAACTTCTGGAGTAGATTTTATATATTTTGGTAAAATTAATTTTATTTTCTCTTTCTCATCAAAAGATAGCTTATTAAATTTAACCTCACATTTTGTCTTATCTATTTTCTTATCGTAAATATTCCAAAAGCTATCAAAAGATAAAGAGTTATCTTGTTCTTCTTCTTCTTCTTTTACTTCCTCTTCTTCTTCCTTAGGGTTAGTCAGGGGGGTAGTCCCTAGGGGGGTCGGGGGGGTAGTCCCTAAGGTGTCTTTAGTTGCTCGTTTCCAACCCTTTACACTTGTTTCAATTTGGTGTCTTTGACTTTCATAACATAGGTTTACTATAAATGTTAAATTCTTAGGGTCTTCATCTAAAAACTGTTTATTTAAAATAGCAGTTAAAAAATCCAACTTATCCTTATCGGTTTTCAACTCATTAAACACATCGAAATAACTTCGTAAAAAGTTAAAAGCCTTTCTTTTAGTTTCTTTAATTGCCATAATTAATCAATATATGTTACACTATTATTAAGACCTTTAAAACTGCCCTCAAGTACAAGTTGAATATCTTTACTATTTAACCACTCATCACCACCGAAAATTGATATAAATCTAATTAAAGCGTTTTCAGCACTTAACGCCTCTTTTTTATCACTATATCGTTTTAATACAACATAAGAATCAAAATCTTTACTCAACCTATGAGATTTCAATCTGTTTTTTAAATTAACAGAACACCCGATGTAAACTGGTTTTTTATCTTTAATTAAAAGATATACTTCATATTTTTTCATACTGCACTATTTTAACCACAAAAAGCATCTATACTTTCGGAGTGCAGTCCTACTAATATAAATGCTTTCTCTAATAATTTCTTTATATTCCTGCACGAATATTTTTACAAATATACAACTTTATTTTAAATAAACAAAAAAAAATAAAAAAAAATAAAAAAAATAAAAAATAGTTGTTATTCAATATATTTATATTATCTTTGTCAAAACAATTTAATTATTATGAAACATTTATTTAAGAGTTTATCAGAATTTCAACAAGTAGTGCCAGTGATTCACAAAGGTACTCAAGGGTATGGATATAGCTATGCAGATTTGCCAGCTATCTTTGAAGTAATCAACCCACTATTAAAAGAACATGGTTTAGGTTTTACGCAACCTATTATGGGAGACACTATAAAGACTGTAATTTTTCATATTGAAAGTGGTGAATCAATAGAAAGTTTAACAGAGATACCAAAGAACGTAACTTTAAAAGGTATGAATGACTTTCAAGTTTTAGGTAGTGCAATAACTTATTTAAGAAGATACGCACTAAGCTCGATTTTAGGACTTGTAACAGATAAAGATACTGATGCTGGAGGTCAACAACAACCTAGGCAAGTTGCAACACCTAAGAAAAAAGATACTTTAACTAAAGAAAGGTTTGAGAAAGCACTAGAAACTATTAAAGCTGGTAAGTATTCAGTTGAAAAGTTGAAAGCAGAATATCAATTAACAGAATTACAAAACAAAGCATTATTATTATTATGAGAAAAGTATTATTAGTATTAGGATTAGCAACATTAAGCTGTCAGAAAGAAAAGATTTGTACATCAACTTGTGGGTTGATAGTAAGTGATAGTGCATATGATTACTCGGTAGTCATAAGGAATAATTGTAGTGGAAATGAAAAGATTTTCTATTTATCCCAAGGCGATTGGATGAATGCCCACCCTGGAGATGATTACTGTATAACAAATACAACAAATTGGTAGAAACTTTAAAAAATAAATAGTTATGAGAAATGAAGAGGCGTTAAATGACTTTTACGAGTTACAAGAAAAGAGCAAAGAATTTATTGAGGTGTCAAAAAAAGAAATAGTACCTAATATCTTAACTAGCATTGACACTATTGTTAGTAAAGTTGACGCAGGGGAACTTAATGGTTTAGACGCATTTAGTTTATTTAAGAAGTTAGAGAAAGCCTTTAACGAAGCTAAAAAGACTATTGAGGGTATTGCATTAGATGAAGCTGAAAAGTTCGGGTCTAGTACATTTGAAAGTAACGGACAAAAGTATGAGTTAAGAAATGGTGCTAAAAGATTTAGTTTTGACCATATTGAAGAGTACGCTAATAAAAAAGCAGAATTAAAACAACTGGAGGAAAAATATAGAATAGCATATAAAAATAATAGTCTAAATTTAAGTAGTTTAGATGAAAATACTGGAGAGGTTTTAGAGCTACCAATAGTTACACAAAGTAAATCAAGTTTAATAGTTAAAAAATAGAGATGAAACAAAAAGAAAGTAAGCCTTTTTTACTACCTTTAACGGAGGAGGAAAGGCAGTTAATTAAAATAGAAGCATCACGTACAAATAAGAAGATGTACGAGGTTTTAAGAGAGTTAATAACAAGTAAAAAGAGTATAAATCAAATAAATAAGTAAATATGAGTGCAATAATTAATGCAAGTATTGATTTGTCTAAAGTAGATAAGTCTAGAATTTTTGAGAAAGATGGTAAGAAATGGTTAAACCTTTCAATTAGTGTGAACGATGATACTATGTACGGTAATAACGTAGGTATATCATTAAGCCAAAGTAAGGAAGAACGTGAAGCAAAAACGCAAAAAACGTTCATTGGTAATGGTAAGGTAGTTTGGAACTCAGGAACGATTGTAAATGCAGTTAAAGAAGAACAAGCACCAGTAAATAATTCACCTACTCAAAATGATGGTGATGACGATTTACTACCTTTCTAATTAACTAATAATCAGTAATATAAATAATTAAATAATAAATTCAAATTCAAATTGTATTAAGAGAGTAGCAGAAATGTTACTCTTTTTTTTATTTATTTTAAAATAATAGTTGTTTATTAAATATAAATATATATATTTGTACCAACAAACAAAAAAAAACATTATGAAAACGATTTACATTCACGAGGGAGTAGCTTATTTAAGCAAAGACTTAGCAATTTTAAACGGTGCAGACAAATTAAGTTTACACACGTTAGAACTAAATGAAACGATTAACGATGATTTAATAATTGATGTTTACGATGAAAAGTTAATGCAAATAGAAGATTATCATGAGAATCAAATACAAGTTGAGTTGAATCAAAGTTTAGAATATTTAGCACCATCGATTAGCTTTGTAGGTTTAAGTCAAGAGGTAGCAGATGAGATTGAAGGCAAATGTTCAGATTTTGCAGTTGATTATATTTTTGATAACGGAATAAATTTAGATTAATTATGAAAAGAGAAAACATTTACATCGGAGGAAACATAGGGAAGTTAATTAAGTTTTGGAAGTCTAAAACTACTCCAGAAACAAAAGGAGGTAATTTCAACTTAGATTTATATTTACAATATTTAGAAGCAATAAAGTAATGAAACAAAGAAAGGAAATACATAAATTTGATTTAAAAGGTAATTATCTTAAATCTTATAAAAGCATATATTATGCATCTAAGGAGTTAGATATACCTAGAGGAACTATTTACAATTCAATTTATAAATATAATATAGTTAGAAAAAAATACTATTTTAGCTATAAAAAAGCAATAGACGTTTTAGATATGTGTTTATTGAACAATCCATTAATGAGTGAATATACTGGTAACTATGATAGCAATAGATTGTTTAGGTATAAAGTAATTCCAGATAAAGAATGTATATTAGGTTGCAAAGACGAAACATATTTAACAGAAAGTGAAATGATAATTGGTTATGTCGCACCAGGTTATAAAGATTTAAGTAAAGACGAGCAAAAGATATGGAAAGAATTAGAAAAAGAAAAGGAAGTGTTATAATGCAAAGGTATTTTAGAAAACTACAAAAACACCATGCGAAAATATTAAAAGAGTTGAACTATTACAAAGATGAAAATGATAATAATTAGTTTTAGTGTATGCTTTAGTATAATACTAGCATACGGAGTAATAAGATTAGCAGTAGCATATTTTGAACATAAATACAGAAACCATGAAAAGTAAAGCACAAAAAGAAGAAGAACGTTTAAGAGAGTATCTAGGTAATAAGTTACACTATGATAAAAGTATAGTAATCGCAACTGGAGGTTTATTAGCCTTAATAGACTACATAGAAGATGCTAACAAGGTAGCACCGAAAGTATTTAGTAATCAACTTAAATATACTATTGAGGACTTTTTAAACAGCCTTTACAAAGGTAAGGAGGAAAAAGAAGTAGGTGAGCAACATAATGAAATAGCAGAAGTATTTAGAAAATTTATTGAAAAAATAGAATTTAAATAATAAATATTATTATATTTGTAGAAACAAAAACAAATTAATTATGAATGAATATCAAAAGTTTTTAGAAACAAAGAAAAAAACATTTATTTCAAGTGGATTTGAAATTGATGAAAGTGAATTAAATACTAACCTATTTGATTTTCAAAAGTACATTGTAAAAACTGCTTTATTAAAAGGTAGGTTTGCAATTTTTGCAGATTGTGGTTTAGGAAAAACATTAATGCAGTTAAGCTGGTCAAATGCAGTTTATAATTATACTGGTAAGAAAGTATTAATACTTGCACCTTTAGCAGTGAGTGGTCAAACAAAAAAAGAAGCTGAAAAGTTCGGTATTGACATGGATAGTTTTGATATAACTAATTATGAACAACTATCTAAAATAGACTGCAGTGTTTATTCAGGAGTAGTATTAGATGAAAGTTCTATTTTAAAAAATTACAATGGTAGTACTAAACAGTTAATATTAGATACTTTTAAAAATCATAAATACAAACTTGCTTGTACTGCAACCCCATCTCCAAACGACCATATAGAATTAGGTAATCATGCTGAGTTTTTAAATGTAATGACCTCTAAAGAAATGGTTTCTATTTTTTTTATAAATGATGCTTTTAATAAAGACCATACTATTAGTAAGTGGAGGTTAAAAAAACATTCTACTAAAGACTTTTGGAACTGGGTAAGCTCATGGAGTTTAATGTTAAGCAATCCAAGTGATATTGGCTTCTTAGGTGATGGTTATATACTTCCTGAATTACTAATGAATGAGTTACAAGTAGACGTTGAAAAGCAAAGTAACGGTAAACTTTTTAATGACATTAAAGTTAGTGCTACTGACTTCTACAAAGAATTAAAAGTAACTCAGAAAGATAGAGTTAAAGCAGTAGCTGAAATATTAAATAATTCTAATGAAAGCTTTATAGTTTGGATAAAATCAAATGAAGAAGAAAAAGAATTACTTTCTTTAGTGCCTGATGCAGTTTCAGTAAACGGTAGCGATAAACCTGAGTTAAAAGAAAAAAGGTTATTAGGTTTTGCTAATAATGAATTTAGAATATTAGTAACTAAAACAAAAATAGCTCAATTCGGTTTGAACTATCAACACTGTAAAAATCAAATATTTTTATCATTTGACTTTAGTTTTGAAGGTTTGTATCAAGCTATAAGACGAAGCTGGAGATTTGGTCAAAAAAATAATGTAAATGTAACCTTAGTTACTGTTGAAACAATGGGGAATGTAATAGAAGCAATTAAAGAAAAACAAGTTAAATTTGAAAATATGCAAAAAGAAATGCAAAGAGCTATGAATGAATCAAACGGAGATATTTACGCAACCGATGAAAACTTTAGAACGGAAAAAGGTAATAATTGGACTTTAGTAAATGGTGATAGCACTCAGTACATTAAGACATTAAAAGATAATTCAGTAGACTATACTTTCTTTTCACCTCCTTTTAGTGATTTATACATGTACTCTAGTGATGTAAGAGATTTAAGTAATAATAGCTCGTATAGTGAATTTTTTAAACACTTTGAATATATGATACCTGAACTATTAAGAATAACTAAAGAAGGTCGCCTATTGTCTATGCACTGCACTCAATTAAGCAAGTCTAAAGGTAGGGATGGTAAATTAGAAATAATAGACTTTAGAGGTGATTTAATTAGAGCTATGCAGAAATACGGATGGACATTCCATGCAGAGGTTGTAATTTGGAAAGACCCTAAAATTATTGCTCAAAGAACTAAAAACATGCAACTACTTCATGCTACAACAAAAAAAGATAGTACTGTCAATAGAATGGGTTTTCCTGATTACTTACTGACTTTTAAAAAAGATGGAGTAAATGAAACTCCAGTAAACCATGATAAAAACGGTTTAGACTTTAAATACTGGTGTAAAATTGCAGAACCTATATGGTTAGAGGGTGAGATAGATGCAAGTGACGTTTTAAGCATAAGAGAAGCTAAAGCTGAACATGATGAAAAACACATGACACCTACACAAAAAGAACCTATAAAAAGGCTTTTAGAATTATATACAAATCCAAATGACTTAGTATTTAGTCCTTTTAATGGAATAGGTACTGAGGGTTATGTATCGATTGAAAATGGTAGAAGATATCTAGGATGTGAGTTAAAAGAAAGTTATTTTGATTTATCACTTATAAACTTAAACAATGCAGAGCTTAAAAAGAATCAAACAAGCCTATTTTAACACTAAGCCACTTTAACGAGTGGCTTTTTTAGTACAAAAACTTAACAACTAAGTTAATAGATATGACACATAACGAAAGAGCATTAGAACTCTATAAAGAGGGTAAAAGCTACACCCAAGCAGCTAAACAAGTTGCTAAAGAATATAACATAACTTACACCGATAACTTTAGACGAGTAGTTAACAAGTGGATAAAACGCAGAGTAGATAAAGGAGTATTTGACGAGTGCGAAACAGTAGGCATTGACCCTGAAAAGATTAAACACTATTGGTATAAAGGTAAACACTACTCTATTAATGTTAAAGGTGATGATTCAAACCAAAAAGAATTAGACTTTGATAAGGTTATTTCTGAATGTATGGAATCATACGAGAAGAAACCACTAACACAACTTAAAACAAATTCAAAAATAATAGATAGATTAGTTTACACTGATGTTCATACTGGAATGGATGCATCAAGAGGTGGTTTAGCTTTATATCCAATAGAATGGAATGGTGAAATGTTATTAGAAAATATTAAACTAATGGCGGAATTTACTATTAAAAACAAACAATCAGATGTACTTTACATTGATGAGTTAGGTGATTATATGGATGGCTGGGATGGTGAAACAACTCGTAAAGGTCATAAGCTACCGCAAAACATGAATAATGAGGATGCTTTTGATTATGGTTTAAAGGCTAAAGTTTTATTGATAGATATCCTACAAAGTGAATTTAAACACATTGTTTGTAATAATATTTGTGAAGATAATCATTCAGGAGCTTTTGGATATGTTGTTAATAGTGCTTTTAAGAATGTTATAGAGCATAAGTATAGTAATGTTGAAGTACATAATCATAGAAAGTTTTTAAACTTTTATAAGATACAAGAAAGAATGATAGTTTTAACGCATGGTAAAGATGCAAGGAACTTGAAATTTGGATTTAAGCCTCAACTAGACCCAAGACAAATTGAAAAGATAGACCAATTCTTAAAGAATTATAGTATTTATAACAATTGTAACTACATAACTTTCTCAAAAGGTGATAGCCATCAATGTTTATTTGATATGTGTTCTAGTGATGATTTTGACTACTTTAATTATCCAGCATTATCACCAAGTTCCGAATGGGTACAAACAAACTTTAAACGTGGTAGACGTGGTTTTGTTTTAGAACACATAAAAGATAGTGGTGCAAGAGTAGTGTTAGAACCATATTTTTTTAGTAAATTAGAGTATTAAAAGAAGTTTCAGAATTATTTGAGATATCATATAGTACACTTAAAAAAAAGAATGTATGGTACTCTTAAAAATAATACATCATTTATATTTGCTTAAACTATGAAAATAATATTAGAATTTGAAGATAACGAAGAAGCTCAAATATATTTAGATGCTTACAAATACTCTTCGGTAATAACCCAAATTAAAGAACATCTTAGGAATAAATTAAAATATGATGAAACTTTAACGGATGAAGAATATAATGTAATTGAAAATATTAATACTGAACTTCACAATATATTAAATGAAAATAATTTATCTATATAAAAAATGGGTGCTAATCAAATAAGACTAGCACCCCTAAAAACAAAGTGAATTATGAACAATCAAATATAGTTATAATTTTTCATATAAATCATATTCTTGCTTTCTTCTTTCAACTAAACCTTTTAATTTTTTACCATTAGCGGTAGTATATCTAGTTAACCACCATTCTTTAATATCTTCTATACTTTCATTAGCATTAACTAATCTAAATAAAGTTGAACTTCCCCCAGTATTATACGTATGTGAAACTAAAGCGTCAAATTCGTTTTGTTTCATTTGTACATTAATCTTTTTTAAAACTATCTTTTCATATCTAGGTAGTAACATATCAAATAAATCTCTAGCACGTTCTAAAGTGATTGTATCATTCATTTGCACTTTCTCACCATCTTCATAAAAAGTATTTCCAAAACCAATAGTAGGCACTCCAGCACTACATTTGTAAGCCTTTAATCTTACTCCCTCGAATTTTTTAATTAAATCCTTTCCTATTTCGCTTGTTTTCATTTAACAATTAATAAAGTTAATAATCCAATTCCAGCTATTATCTCACCTAGCTTTCTACGTTTTTTTTTCTTGGTGAAGTCTTTTATACTTTCTCTTTGAATGAAGATTACACTATCTTTTAATTCAATAATTTGATTTTGTTCGGTTATAATCGAATCACAGTTGGCAGTTAAATCTTCATAGAATCTTATAATTGTATCTTGTTGAGCTATTACAGTATCTTGATATTCTACTATTCGAACAGTATCTTTAAGCTCTTTAACAAGCTTTAAGCTATCCTTTAGTCTATCTACTTGACTTGACAAACCTTTAATTTTAGATTTGTCCTCTACTATCTTAGTTTTCCACTTAGTCACAATACTATCTTTACCATGTATAACGTGCTCAATAGTTTGAAGCCTACCAGTTGAATAAATAGGTCTTTTCATGTACATTAACCAAACACAAACTAATATTAATAAACCTATTATTACTCTTTCTAATTTCATTTGTAACTTAAATTTGTAAACCTCCCATTTAAAGACTCAAAAGTAGTTTGCATATCTTTAGGAAGCAAATCCACCCCCATTGCAAACATATCAAAACAAGCTAACATCTTTTTAAAATTAGTGTTATGGTAAGAAGTGGAAAAAATAGCATCTATTCTATTAGCAAAACTTTGAACCACATCAAAACGAAAACGCTCAAAAAGTTCAATAATATAGTCAACATCGTCAACATCTAAGCCTTTACTTAACCAATGAGTAGTAGTTTTATTGATATATTCAATGTGCATTTCATTCATTTCTTCAAGTATCTCAGTCTTTAACCTATCTACATTAATTTTGTTTAAGTCACGTTGTAATAACTTTTCAAATCTAACATAACAAACCTCTGTTTTAAAAACTGTGAAATCGTAACACATCTTAGTCTTAACACTATCATAGTTACCATGTGAATAAAACCTCATGTTTTTAACCTCTAATTTAACACGTTGCAAAGTGTTGAATAAATCATGGTTAATTAATTCCTTGATATCTCTGTCTTTTTTAGACTTAAATTTAGTTAGAAGTTCTGATATAGGTTTTTTGTAAAAATATGAAATAACGAAAATTAGTAGTAAAATGAATATCATCCACCCACTTAAATTGTACTTAGCTATCTCTTTAAAAAGTGATTCCATTATATTGTATTGTCAGTCCAATTAGATTTTTCCATTTCCACTAATATTTCAGCATGAGTGAAATCATTGAATGAATCTCCCTCTACTAAAAAGTAGTTACCATCTAAAGACTTTCTTACTGTGTCTTTTGTTGAATAACCACTACAAAGTGAGTAGTCAAATGTTTCTAATTCTGATATTGGTTTAATTGCGTATGCCATTGTTTTATTTATTTTTAGTTTGGATATTGTTTTCCTAATCCTGAGTTGTATAATTCTGTTACTTCTGTTGGTGATAATACTCTATTGAATACTGAAACTTCATCAATTAAACCATTAAAAGGGAATTGCCCAGCCGACCTAGCACCAATTGTAGAAGTGTTCAATGTTAAAGTAGATGAGGTTAAATTGCTTGAAGCACTAAAAAGAACATCACTAACACCATTAATATATAATTTACAACCTGAGATTAATCTGCTTCCATCGTATGTTATAGATACATTATACCAAGTATTAATCAACAATGTTGAAGTAGAATAAAATATTAAAAATTGTCCTGAAGATGACACAAGTTGAAATCTAATTTTATTATTTTCTCTAAAAAATGTAAGTCCATCATAGGGCGAACCACTAGAAGAGGATAGTATAATACCCTGTCCTGTAACTGAGTTAGATTTTATCCAACATGTGTAGGTTCTTGCTTCTGTACCATTAACATTAAATAAATTACCGACAGTAACATAATCATTAACACCATCAAGACTAAATCCTTGATTAATTATACCCGTTCCATACGTTGCACCATTAACTAAAGTACCGTTATAAGTGCCTAAAGCATCGTTAGGAGTGCTATCAGCAGTGTAATATGCTTGTAAGCCATTCCAAATAGATGGTATAGCACCGCCTCCACCAGCTAAGATACTTCTTGATATATTTCTAAATCCGTAACCGTACATACTACCCTAAAATTAAAGCAATAGAACCGCTTGTTAAAGTAACACCACTAAAGTTAGCACCGTCTAAAGGAGTTATAAATGCCCCCGCTTTAACCCCAGTTGCTGGTGTCGATACATAAGAAGATAAATCATCTACTCCACCCACTTTTAAAGTAGCTATTACCGTATCTTCTAATACAAAGATACCTTTTATTGTTTTTGTTGCTTCAGTAGTGTCATTCACAATGTAAACTCCTCTGTTAGCACCCATTACATCTAAATTTAATAAGCTCATTTTTTCTTTTTTTTATAACGTTATTATTCTATAATTAATATATATATCTATGGTGCTATCTCCTACTGTTGCATCTGTACCCGTTAAGACAAAGTTTAAAGCCTTATTGTCTACTATTTGAGTAGTCGTTGAGCTTATTTGGTCGAACTTCCTAAAAACGTTAGATGTTCCATTAAGAATCC